TCTATGTTCCCGTTTCCCACCGTATAGGCACCAATATAAATGAGAGCGCCTTTTTCGTTTATCTGATGGCATTACTCATGGATAAAACAGTAATAAAGATTGCCCACAATATCGCCTTCGAATCTTCGATGGCATATGCGAGGGGCATAGTAATCCAGGCGCCAGTGTACGACACAATCTGTGCGTCACAGATGAGTCTTAAAAGCATATATGAGTTCCGAAAGCTGAATGAGAGCGGTCTGAAACGGCTTGCGGAGGATCTGTTTGGAGAACCGATTCCTTCATTTTCAAGTGTCACAGATGGAAGACACTTTGACGAACTGGACGGCAATGATGTCGAGACGGTGCGCTACGGCTCCGCCGACTCCGATTTTGCCCTTCGGCTCTATCACAAGTTCAACGACTGGTTCGACCGTTATCTTCCGAAACATAGGTACATCGTTGAGGAAATTGAAAGCCCGACCGCTGTATATCTTGGCATTATGAAATTCAACGGTATCCCGGTCAACCTTCCTCTCATGCAGGAACGAAAGGCCGAGGCGGAAAACGAAATGGAGCGTATCCGCAAGGAGATTGAGTTCATCATCGGCGATGTGAACATAGGGGCAAACTGCTCCACGCAGACATTCAAGAACTATTTATATAAAGACCTGGGCTTGCCAATTCTGAAGACCACAGAAACCAACCGCGAGGCGGCGGACGATATGACCATGAAACTCCTCAAAGAGTGGTGCGATGTGAACCGTCCGGAACTGTCAAGGTTGTTCACACTGGTTCAAGAGTACCGCAAGTGGGGCAAGATCAAATCTACCTATATCGATGGATATTTGAAACATCTCAATCCCGTGACGGGCTGCATCCATCCCGACCTGTTCGCTTTATCTACGGATACAGGAAGAATGAACTGCCGCAATCCCAACGCGCAGAATATGCCGCGCAAGAGCAATGATCCTATCGGCGTACGTAACTTCATCAAAGCACCGGAAAACTGCCTTATTCTGTCGCTCGACTTTTCACAGATAGAGCTTAGAGTAGGCGCATTCTACTGCCGCGATGAGAGGATGCTCGATACCTACCGCAAAAACGGTGATATCCATGCCGCTACGACCAGCGTTATTTTCGGTGTTAGCTATGAGGAAGCCCAAGACAAGCATTTGGAGAATTACAAGGAACGCAGGACGATTGCTAAAAATGTGAACTTCGGTACTTTCTACGGCCTATTCCCAAGAGGGCTGCAAACAGCACTGAAGTTCAAAGCGGGGGTTGAAAAATCTGTGAGTGAGTGTGAGGAGATACTTTTTAACCTCAAACACGGATACAAGGGTCTGACCGCATGGCAGGAAGAGACGAAAGCAGATGCCGCAAGGCATATGTATTCCGAAACCTGGCTCGGACGGCGCAGGTACCTCCCCGGCATCATCTCGGACAATTGGAGTCAGAAGTCCTTTGCGGAGCGTTGCGCATTGAACACACCTATCCAGGGGACAGCGGCGGATATTCTGAAACTCGCCATCACGAGGATACTTGCCGGACTGCCGGAGCGGAAATGGCTCAAGCCCATCCTTCAGATACACGATGAACTGACCTTCATTATCCCGGAGGTCTGGCTGTCGGAAGCGGTGACTTTTATCCGTGCCTGCATGGAAGAAAAGCCTTTCCCAGAGTTCGACCTTCCGCTGATTGCGGAAGCTTCTGCGGGACCGACCTTTGGAATGATGGAAGAACTGGAGGATTGAATATGTTCAAAAACAGCGAAGGCTATGCCGACCCGACAGCAGGAGCGGCGATGAGCCTTATTATGAAGGAATACCGGCAAAAACAGAAAAAACGCTATGCTGACAAGAACCGCAGGAGGATTTATGTTGCTTCCAAATATGCAGGTGATGTGGAAGCGAACGTTGCAGCCGCAATAGGTTACTGCCGCCGTGTCATAGACGAGGGGCATATGCCGATAGCAAGCCACCTTTTATATTGTCAGATACTTAACGACAACGATCCCGACGAGCGGGAACTTGGACTGATGTTTGGGCTCGCTCTTCTCCGTCTTTGTGACGAGGTATGGGTATTCGGCGCGGTATCCCCGGGTGTCGCGCAGGAAATCGAAGAAGCAAAGCGGCTGAACAAACGGCTCAGATATTTTGAGGAGGTGGGTGTATGAATGTAACGGTGACCGATGTTCTCGGAGCGCTCTTTAATCCGACCGATACAGTCTGCTTCCGCGTCTTTGACGATAAGAAGAGCGGCGTGTTCCAGGGATCGAAGCTGTCCTGCGAGTGCGGGAAATATAAGAGCATCGAAGAGACGCTTAAGAACCATAATGCCATGAACCGCGGCATATTTTTCGTTGTAAACTTCGGCGGACAGGATGATGATTCCATAACGAGGATCAATGCACAGTTCGTGGAGATGGACAATGCCAGCTTTGATGAACAGCAGAAAAAGATCGATGCGTTCCCGCTACCTCCATCAATGATAATGAAAACACAGAAATCCTATCATGTGTACTGGTTCATGGACTCGACCGCTAAAGTGGAGCGTTTCCGCATGATACAGACGCAACTCGTAAAACATTTTGATGGCGATCCGATGTGTGTGAACGAGTCGAGGGTTATGCGGCTTCCCGGCTTCATGCACTGCAAAAAGGATACTCCCGTGGAGGTGACCTGCGTCAGCTTCCATCCGGAACGTAAATACACTCAGAATCAACTGTCGGACGTGCTGCCGGAGGTAGATCTTGCTCCTGTGGAGCGTAAGTGCGGCGCAGAGAAAGGCATTGATCAGGTCATGCGCTCGTGTGTTTTCATGCAGCATTGCCGCGATGACGCAGCGTCCCTGTCCGAGCATGATTGGTACGCCATGATAACTAATCTTGCTCCCTTTGAAGGTGGCACAAAGATGATTCATAGCCTATCCGCTCCATATCCTGGATACAGCGAGGTCAACACGCAGAAGAAAATCAATCATTTTCTGGAGAGCGGTACTAATCCCATCACCTGCAAGACCATCTGCGAGAAGGGATTCAAATGTCCTAATTTCACATCGGGAGAATGTCCAGTCAAATCTCCGGCGGCATGGTGCTATCAGCCGTTGTCCGCAGACGCGTTGCTCGATATTCTGAAAGGCATTCCTGTAACGGGCGAGGCTATTAAGGACTTGCAGGCCGCTAAGCAGTTTGTATCGGACTATCTGTATAACCAGGACGTGGTCACAGCCGACGTTATCATCAATTCCGAAATCCGTGATCATTTCAAGCTTAAGTCATCGTTTTTGAAATCGCTGAACATGGTGTTCAAAGACGCCAGCAAAGCGTTCCATGCAAGTAAGAATGCCAAAAAAGCCAAAGCAGGCACAGCAATTCCTGACTGGTACGAGCCGACTGATAAGGGGCTGCGTTTCCTGCCCGGGGTGCTTGCTAAGGATTTGACGGAAGAACAGCAGGTGTTCTATGCGGCAGAACAGCACTTCAGCTATAGGGGCGGTGTGTATGTTGAGATGTCAGAGATGGAAGCCCAGCGGCTGGTGCAGGAAAAGATGCTCGTCCGTGAAACCAAGATGTCGCAGATCGTTGACGCAGAGAAGCAATGGCGGCTCCTTGTGCAGAGAGATATACGCGAACTGAACGCTAATCCGTACATCATCAATGTCCGCAACGGATTATACAACGTCTTGGAGGATACGCTGACGGAACACACACCGGAGTATTATTCTACGGTGCAGTTGAACGTGACCTACGATAAAAAGGCGGACTGCCCTCTGTTTAAAAAGTTCCTTTCGGAGTCGATGGGCGGCGATATGGGACAAGTCGGTCTGATACAGGAGATGCTGGGCTATTTTCTTATCCCGGTCAACTCGGCGCAGAAATGCTTTGTTATTGTTGGTGTTGCTTCCGCCGGAAAATCGGTGCTTCTCCGTGTGTTGAATGATGTGCTTTTAGGCAAGCAGAACGTGTCAAATGTATCTTGGCAAGCACTGAACGAGCGTTTTAAGACGGCGGAACTTTTCGGTAAACTGGCTAACATCTTTGCCGATCTGCCTACGAAGAACATTGACGATAACGGAATCTTCAAGGCGCTTGTGGGTGAGGACTATCTGACTGTTGAGAAAAAGAACAAGAATCCGTTCTCTTTCCAGTCGAGCGCAAGGCTTCTGTTCTCATGTAACAGCATACCAAAAAACTACGGGGATAGGTCTGAGGGCTTTTACCGCAGGCTTATCATCATACGGTTCAACCATACCGTGCCGCAGGACAAGCGCGATCCCGAACTGCTGGAGAAGTTCCGCATGGAGGCGGATGGCATATTCCTGTTTGCTTTGGAGGGACTGCGTAGGTTGATGAACAATCACTATGTATTTTCCGAGACGCAGGTCAACGCAGCCGAATTGCAGCAATACCGAGAGGAGTCGGATTCCGTGCTGTCGTTCGTGAAGGATTACTGCGAACTGGGCGCTGAATATAGCGCCGGGTCCACGGAACTGTTCAATGCTTATAAGGGGTACTGTGAGGAATGCGGTTTAAAACCATACTCGCAGAAGAACTTCGTACAGCAGATTACAGCGGCATTCCCTGATGTGACACGGGATATCGACCGCATTGCGAAACGGCGTATTTTATCCGGGATAAGACTCGGTGAGGTACTTGGATAATGGTGTCCGGCGGTGTTTAACACAAGAATCGCCGGAACACGAAAACACATCGGAACACCAAAATCCTATCTCTATTTATATTTTAGCTATTTTATATACACCAATTTTTATCACAAAAAAATATATGAAAATGGGATTTCTCGTGTTCCTTATGTTCCATCGTTGAAATAAAGAGGTGTGAAAACAGATGAAAGAAGCAGACATTGTAAAAGCAATCATGAACTACCTTAAGACCGTGCCGGGATGCTTCTGCTGGAAAGAGCATGGCGGTATGTACGGGACGGCTGGCATTCCCGATATCATTGCCTGCATAAACGGACGGTTCTTCGGTTTCGAGGTTAAAACCAAGGGTGAAAAGCCTACGAAACTCCAAGATGCGACTATCCGAAAAATCCTCGCGGCGGGCGGCACTGCGTTGGTGGTGCGTTCGGTAGATGAGGTGCGAACCGCAGTAGACGGTTTCCTGCTCTGATACAAAGATACATCGCTCCAATGCAACGATGCCTATTTTCGATAATAGGAGGTATCGCATATGAGCGACATCACAAACTACGAGAACTTCGCGAATGCTATAATCCTACAAGCCGTGAAGGACTATCGTATGGCTCTGAAATGTCTGAAGTCTAATCCAAAAAACAGGACTGCGCGGGCGGATAAGGACGAGATAGATAGATTCTTCCGTTCGCAATGGTTCAAGGTGCTTACGAGTGTTGATGGCGAGATGCTGATCCGCTCCCTGTGCATGGAGGTGGACGCATGACCGCAAAGGGATATCTGAACCAAGCACGGCACTTAGACGCGCTTATCAACTGCCGGCTGCGTGAGATTGACTACTGGAGGGATTTATCGAGAAGCGTCTCAGGCTGCAGCTTAGAACAACATTACAATCCGAACCGTCCGACAGAAGCACCATTCGTGAAATGCATTGAGAAAATAGACATGATTCAGAGGGACGTGGAAGAAAAGGTCGCATACCTTATACAGCTTAAGGAAGAAATCAACACGGCAATCGATATGCTTGCAAGTCGGGATGAACAGCTTTTACTCCGGTACCGTTACCTTGATGATTTCAACTGGGAGGAGATCGCACGGATGCTGAATGTATCGCTCCGGACAGTGCATCGAATACATGGGTCGGCTCTTCAGAATTTTATTGTACCAAATTGAAAGATGACACATTTTGGCGCGGAATGGCACTATTGACCTATGGTATCATTAAAATAGCAAAGTAGAATAAGACAAGCCTCATGGGTGTAATCCTGTGGGGCTTTTCTTATGCGCAGAAACGGAGGTGAATTTAGTGCCGAAGAAACCTAAAAGACCTTGCCGGATGAATGATTGCCCCAACCTTGCCGAGGACGGTGAGATTTACTGCCCGGAACACAAAACGGAAGCCGTACATTTCTACAACCGGTACCAGCGACCTAACGATAAAAATGTATACGGACGCGCATGGAAACGAATAAGGGACAGAAAAATCCGGGAGTCTCCATTGTGCGAGGAGTGCTTGAAGCAAGGCATCTACCGTCCGGCGGAGGAAGTCCATCACCGTGTCCCCCTATCGGACGGCGGAACACACGAGAGGTCTAACCTTGTGTCTCTGTGTCGTTCGTGCCACATGAAAGCGCATGGCGAACTTGGAACCCGAAAGCCGCACAGTTTTGACGACTGAGCACCCGGTGGGGGCATCAAAATCTCCACAATTTTTTCAAGCTGACAGCGGCCTGGGGTCACGTGTGAATAAAAAGCGAAATCAAAAGGGTGATATGGAAGGCGGTGAAAAAATGCCGACAAAATCGAATAACACCGGTGGACGAGGTGGAAAAAGAACCGGTGCCGGACGCAAGAAAAAGGCTGTGACTGAAAAAGCCTTGAACGGAAATCCTGGCGGCAGAAAACTGACTGTTCTGGATATTCCCGATGTTGAGGGGGCGGCGATGCCGAAACCGAAGGACATACTCTCGGCAAAACAGCGCGACGGTACTGAACTGCGCGCGAAGGAGTTATATGAAGAAACATGGCAGTGGCTAAACAATATTGGTTGTGCATCTTATGTATCTCCCCAGACAATAGAGCGTTACGCTATGTGCGTGGCGCGATGGCTTCAATGCGAGGAGATGACCAATGAACTCGGTTTTCTTTCAAAACATCCGACAACCGGAAAGCCGATTGCTTCTCCGTTTATAAACATCGGAATCAACTATATGAACCAGGCAGCCCGTCAGTGGGATGCCATCATGCAAATCGTCAAGGAGAATTGTACCGTGGATTTCAGCGGCGCAAACCCTAATGATGATTTGGAACGACTGCTTCATCAGAGAAAGGGGTTTTAACATGACCATATATAAAACCTGCGAAAGTGTATGCATCGGTCACCCGGATAAACTGTGTGACCTTATTGCCGACAGCATTCTGGACGAGTGTCTGCGGCTCGACAAATCCTCCCGTATAGCCTGCGAGGTCATGGCAACGGGACATAAAATTATCGTAGCGGGAGAAATCACCTGCTCAAAGCGTGTGGATATCCGGTTTATCACTCGGCAGGCGCTACGAAAAGCCGGATACAATCCGCTATACTACCTGGTTTATGTATTTGTACATAAACAGTCCGAGGACATTGACGGCGGCGTGTCCAGGGCTCTTGAATCAAGAAACGGAGATACCTCATGGTATTCCACCATCGGCGCCGGAGACCAGGGTACGGTTTACGGCTATGCCACCAACGAGACAAAAAGCCTTATTCCTCTTCCACTGGAACTTGCCCATCAGATATGCAAACGGCTCGACAAAGTTCGCTCGGACGGAACTATCAAGGGCATCTTCTCCGACGGCAAGGCGCAAGTGACCGTTCAGTATGAGAATGGAAAACCCGTGCGTGTTAAGACCATCGTGGTTTCCGTTCAGCATTCCAAGGATAAAGATCTCGATACTCTCCGAAGTGAAATCATCGCCAATGTCCTGTGGCCTGTGTTTGAGAATTTTCCTTTTGATAATGATACGGAAATCCTCGTCAATCCATCCGGCAGATTTGTTAAGGGCGGTCCCACCGCGGACACAGGTCTGACCGGCAGGAAAATCATCGTGGATACCTACGGCGGTGAAGGTGCGCATGGCGGAGGTGCGTTTTCCGGCAAAGACCCCACCAAGGTCGACCGTTCAGCGGCATATATGGCAAGATGCGCTGCTGTGTCCGTCGTGCAGAACGGATTCGCGAATAAGTGCCAGGTTGCTGTTTCCTATGCCATCGGCAAAGCTGACCCTGTCGCCGTTCAGGTAGATACTTTCGGCACAGGCAGATACTCCGATACTGCAATCAGAAACGCCATCATTGATACATTCAACTTCCGGCCGGCGGCAATTATAGAATTCCTGAAACTGAAAGATACAAATTATTCCGCAACCTCGACCTACGGTCACTTCGGCGGCTTTGAGAGATGGGAGTGGAACCATTGTTCACAGGAACTCCGGGAGGCGGTGAAAAAGCATGAACAAGACAACGACTGAGATGCAGCTCATACCCATCTCCAAACTGGTACCTTACCAAAATAATGCGAGAACACACTCGGCGGAGCAGATAAAAAAGCTCCGCTCTTCTTTACGGGAGTTCGGCTTCGTGAACCCCGTCCTCATTGATCGCAGCTATGGAGTCATAGCCGGACACGGCAGAATCCAGGCGGCTATGGAGGAAGGCATCACCGAAGTGCCGTGTGTCTATGTCGACCATCTCACCGATGCGCAGAAGAAGGCATATATTCTCGCCGACAACCGGATGGCGCTTGACGCCGGATGGGACGAGGAACTTCTGAAGATAGAGTTGGAAGAACTCGAGGGACTTGGTTTCGATCTCGGTTTAACGGGTTTTGATGAAAAGGAACTGTCAGGATTGTTCGGCAAGGACACCGAGATAAAGGATGACGATTTCGATGTCGAAACAGAACTGCAGAAGCCGACCTTCTCAAAATTGGGAGATGTGTGGAAACTCGGTCGGCACACACTCATCTGCGGAGACTCTACAAAGCAGGAAACCTACGATACCCTTCTGGGCGACATCAAGGTCAATCTGGTGCTGACTGACCCTCCCTACAATGTCAACTATGAAGGCTCCGCAGGGAAAATAAAGAACGACAATATGTCGGCGGAAAAATTCTATAAGTTTCTTCTGGATGCATTCACTTGCATGGAAAAGACCATGGCGATGGATGCATCTGTATATATTTTCCATGCAGATTCTGAAGGTTTAAATTTCCGCCGTGCCTTTGATGATGCGGGATTCTATCTCTCCGGCTGCTGTATCTGGAAAAAGCAGTCTCTCGTTCTCGGACGTTCTCCGTATCAGTGGCAGCACGAACCGGTGCTGTACGGCTGGAAGAAAAACGGTAAGCATCAGTGGTATACCGGCAGAAAAGAAACCACTATCTGGGAGTTCGATAAGCCGAAGAAAAACGGAGATCACCCCACAATGAAACCTATACCGCTCCTGGCTTACCCCATCATGAACTCCTCACTTACAAACTCCATCGTCCTCGACCCTTTCGGCGGCAGCGGGTCTACCCTTATCGCTTGTGAGCAGTCCGGACGCATCTGTTATACAGCCGAGCTTGATGAGAAGTTCTGCGATGTTATTGTGAAACGGTACATCGAGCAGGTCGGTACAAGTGAAAACGTAACTGTTATCCGGGACGGCAAGACCTTCAGATTTGAGGAGGTGCAGACGGATGGAACTTAATAAGCCTGTATCCAAAAGCGGACTTACCCTCGGCAGCCTTTTTGACGGCTCCGGGGGTTTTCCTTTAGGAGGGCTTCTTTCCGGTATTCAGCCTGTCTGGGCATCGGAGGTTGAGCCTTTTCCCATCAGAGTGACAACCAAACGCCTGCCATTCATGAAACATTACGGTGATGTAAGCAAGATGAACGGCGGCGAAATTGAGCCGGTGGACATTATAACCTTCGGCAGTCCCTG